TACAGGTATTTCTTTTGTAAACCACACCCAAGATGAAATTTTGGTTCCTTCTTGTGTGTAAGTACATCTAGGTCCTACTGCAACACACGAAGTAAATGCAAGTAGTGCTAGTATTAAAAATATTTTTTTTATTATTGACATGATTCACATTCTCCTGTTTCGTCAACGACGAGCCCTTCTGGCTCATCTTTTACTTCACGACATTTACAATTTTCACAAGTACATGTTCCATACACGTCTCCATGGATATCCCCATCACAGTGACAATCACAATTACAATTTTTACACTTTTTCATTTTTCTCCTCAATATCATAGAAGTACCTATCGGTATCTTCCGTTTTCCATTTACCTGTGTCTTCTACATTCCAATCTGAAGTTTGAACCTTCCAATCTGGAACTTCGTCTTTTACCGTGAACGAAGGTATATCCCACAGGATACGATTATTAGGTTGTGCTGCATAATTTCCATTCTCTAACGCGAGAATGTGTGCGCACTTATGTTCATGCGGTATTTCAGAATGATCTGTGTCTACTATATTACTCTCTGGATGTGCCCAGTCAACTGTAAAAAGATACGCACCTGGATGCCATTTTTTATCTTTTCCAATATATTTACCTGATTGTCCGTCTAGGATATCAAAAAGCAAAACGCTAGGATAATAACTAAAGCAATTCCATAGCTCCAGCTCATCAAGTCGCATCCTAGGAACTTTTTTTGCGTCATAGCCTCTTTGAATAAAAGCGGATATCGGCAGCCGATAGAATACAGCACCGTTTTCCATAATTGCATGAAAGAGTACGGGACGCCCTGTAATCGATGCCAGGCCAAAGATAATGCAGTCTTCCACTTCTCCGTGATGTTCTTTAAGATCATAGAGATATTCTCTTTTGATCTGTGCGTAAGTCACAGGAATGTTTGCATTTAGATAGGCCATGGGTCATACAGTTCCTAGTTTACTAAAAAATATATGGCAACGATCACTACCACAACAGCGGCAGATATCTTTGGATTAGCTTTTGCTAACGTCCATACTTGTTTTACTTTGTTCATAGTTTTCTCCTATTTTTTTTTTATTGTACCCCAGTTTTTACCCTCTTTATAGTTAACTTTGTTTTTAACTTCAAGAGTAATAGCATTTTCCATTGTTTCCTTTACAATTAAAGCTTCTTTATCATTTTTTATGGAAAGACACAACTCATCGTGTATCTGTATCTGAGGTAAAATTCCCTTTTCATATAAATTTACCATTGCTTTTTTAGTCATGTCCGCTGCACCACCTTGAATTAATCTGTTTAAAGCTTTGTAGGTAAACGCGGATTTGTAATAATTGTCAAAATTCTTCATATAATCATCAGCAATATGATCTTTAAATTTATCTAATAATTCAGATTTGAATTCTTTTTCTGCATTTTTTTTTGTTAATATTGGAACCGGCTCATATCTATTAATTGTATTATTCCATTCTCGATTTCGTGTTTCCCATTTGTTAAATCTACAGAATCTATCCTCCAGTGTAAATAGTAATTTATGTTCTTCTGCAAACTCAATTAAATCTTGGGATAGTTGTTTTACAAAAGGTACCGTGGCATGATAGGTAGCAAATAATTTATCTGCTTGTTCTCTCGTAAGGTCTAATTCTTTTTGTAATTTTATTTTTCCCATACCATAGAAGAGAGCCAGGTTAATAGTCTTGGCCGTGATCCGTGGTATTTTAGCCATGTCTGCTACTATCTGATGAAAGTCTGCATCATCCTTGTTAAATTCCTCTTGTAATGTATCTGTTCCAGGTAAGCCTAGCTTTAATGCGTAATGCACAACTATTCGTGGTTCTTGTTGTGAGTAATCGAATGATCCCCATACACACCCATCATCAGGAATAAATAATTCCCTCATCTTTTTACCGACCATACCTTTTGCTGGAATCTGTTGTAGATTAGGATTAGACATAGAAAATCTTCCTGTAACCGTTCCTCCTTGATCTGATCTGATCTGATTTATATCTGCATGGATTCTACCCTTATGTACAAATCCTAATAAACCTTCAATAAAAGTATTCTTAGCTTTATCACATTCTCTTGCTTTTAAAATCATATGCAAGAAACGATTCTTGTGAGTCTTTAGATAATCTTTTGGTAATTTAGGTGTTGTAGATTCAATTATTTCTGTTTTAACTTTACCAGTTTCCTTATCAATAATAGGTTTACCTTTTTTATCTTTAAGTTTTTTAGTTCTATCTTTTGTCTTTTGGTAATCAGTTATTTTTTGATGTTCTAATAATTTTTTAATAGAAGAAGCCGCCCATATCTGTACATCAATATTAGTATGTTTTTTAATAATCTTAAGTAGATTATTCTTACGTTTATCTAGCCATTTTCCAAGAATCTTCGCTTTTTCGACATCTATTTTAACTCCTTTAAATTTCATGTCAACAAGACATGGAAATAATTTAGTTTCTAATTGAAATATTTTTCTACATGTTTTTGATTCTTTACTTCCGTCCTTCTTATCTTTGGTGTATAGTACTTCGTCCAAATATTTTGTGTCAAATAATTCCCAAAGTTTTAAAGTTAAATTTACATCTTGTTCTGCATAATCTTTTACTAAGTGATGTGGAAGTTTGTGCATGTTAGTCATAGGATCTTTTATCATTCCATCAGACCATTTTAAAACTTTAGCTGTCAAATCGTATTTGTATTTTGTTTCTTTTAGATAATCTTTACTAATTGAATCCAAAGAATATTTCATTCGTGTTTCATCAATTACAGAAGCTGCGATCATAGTGTCGAGCAATGGTCCTTGTGGCATCTCTCCAGTTGCCGATCTAATCCAACATACGTCATACATGGCATTGTGGAATACCTTGCGTAAACCCTTGTTTTTAAACACTTTTTCGTTCAAATAATCCCATGTTTCTTTAGTGTTTAAATTATCTGTCATGTTATGTGCAATAGGAAAATATAAAGTTTGTTTCTTCGTCGCGATTGCTATGCCACAAACAAAACCATCTTTTCTAACTGCTCCTAACCCTTTTGTTTTTAAATTAGGGTCATATGTTTCTAAGTCAATTGCAACGGTATCTATACCTGTTAAATCTAGATCAGTGAGTTGTGGAACTTCACACATTATTTTTATTCCATTCTTTTGATTTACGTTCTTCTGTTTGTCTTCTGGATTCTTTAATACTATTTTGTAAGTCATCACTAAAAGAATCAATAGGACCTGTACGTCGCTCCTTTTCCTTTCGTTCTTCTGTTTGTCTTCTTGATTCTTTATAAGATTCTTCTAATTCTTTTTTTTCTTTCTCAGCTTCTTCTAAAAAATCTGTAATAGGTTCTAATTCGTCTTGTAGTTTTTCTGATACTGTTTTTACCTTTTCTGGATAATCACGATCAATTGCCATCTGACAATAATGAATTGCTTTTTCTAAATCTTTCCTTTGCCCTTTCTGCTTGTGTCTGCACAAATATTTTATAGCATTCCCTTCTGCGAAGGGCAAATTATTTTTATTTATAAACTCCGAAGGTTGAATTGTCATTGATTGATAGTGGTCACCACCAATTTGTTTTTTATATACGTTGCTCATATTATTTTCTCCCTAATGTTGTTTTATATTTTCCTGGGCTTTTTGCTAAAGTCCAATAGTCAAAGACTCCTCTACTGTAGGCTGTGTATGCTAGTCTTAATTGAGTAAACCAATCTTTTTCTCTTCGTGTTAGAGTATGGTCTACAATAACATTATCAAATGTTAGGCCCTTGACTTCATGAATATTTCCATATTTAATTTGAATCTTTTTATCAAAATCAAAACCTTTTGCTAAAACTTTTTTAATATAAAGTAATTTTTCTTTTGTAGTTTTAGAAGGAATCCTGACTAAATCAAAATCGTTATACTGTTTAGTATCCTCTTTAAAAACTTTTTTTTGTATCAGTTCATCAATTGTGTAATCTTTGTTAACCCAATCATCAAAATTTAATACTTCTCCTTTTTTTAATCTAACTTTAACTTTACTTCCTGCATACTCACAGAAATGTTTTACCTGGGTACGACTCACGGGGATACCTCTTATAAAGTCAGGCCATAGATGATGAGCTCTTAATTCTTTTTTGGATACATGAGCTGAATTTTTAACATGGGCATACTCTAATCCGTGTCTATCAAAAAATTCGGTGCACCTAATATCTCCTGGCGTTCCTCTGTATGTAAATAAAAATGTTTGATTAGTGTTTTTTATTTTATTTAATAAAATATCTAAATGGCTGGAACCTTCGAAGTTAGATAAATAATAGCCATTGCCTTTAATAACTTCACCTATATGGCCCATACCATGCTTCTCAGTATACTTAGCTGGTGTCCACGTTCTATGAGACCCATAATGATTCCAAATATCTAAAATAATTTCTTTGCATTTTTTATTTATAGCTTCGCTACATCGTAAACCTTCTTTTAATTCTTTATAAGGATGAGCAGCTAATTTGTGGTATTTGTCTGCGTCGGATCCCGCATATTCAAATAAGGTTTGATCCGCATCACCCACTAAATAGTAATGGCCTTCTTTTACATTGGTGGCCATTTTTTCAATAGCTTTGGTTTGAGGAACATTACTATCCTGACATTCATCTATAATGACTGCATCAATATCAGGTTCCCTAACATCTGGATGATTAAAATCTTCAATCATATCTGTGTAATCACATTTATTATTATCTTTTTTGTATTTTTTGTATATTGGAAGAAGCTCTTTAATTAATTCAATACGATAAGGTCTATAAGAAAATTTATCGCATACTCTCCAGTACTCATCATAAGTCATACCACGTCCTTTAGCATCTGATCTAAATTTATATAAAGCGTGTTTATCAACATCTCTTGAAGAATCTCTACCAAATAATCTATTTTGTATAATTAAATTCTTATGGTCTTCATATTCAAATTTGTCTTTATGTAATAATCTATTTTTACAATAGCTATGAATAGTACAGATTTTATACTTCATAGATTTTTTGGTAAAGCCTCTTTCTTTCATTATAGGTAATGCTAAAATTGCATCTTTAATTTGATCAGCGGCTACATTTGTATGAGAAAGAATGATTATTTTGTCTGGATGGTATTTAAGTAATAATTCTTTATAAAGGCCAACAATTCCCCAATGCTCTTTTACATCTTCTCCATGCGTCTTACCTGTACCTGGAGGACCTGCAATAAATCTAGGCTCTATCTTTTTCAAAATCTATCGCCTCCGGTTCTTCAGTGAAGTCCCCTTCTAAAACTATATCTTCATTTTCAAGCTCGGGTTTATTTATTCTCCAAGATACAAGAGATTTTTCCTGGTAATGTCCGTGTATCTTTTTCGCTTTTAATATATCTTGAATATTTAATACTAAATCAACTCTTTTTAAATTTACTTTTTGACTTTGTAAATAATCTTCAAATTTATCTAATTTAAATTCTAAATAATTGTTTGGTTTATTAAACCAGGGTAAACCATAAAAAAATAATTCTTTTTTATCGGTGAAAGCTTTCTCTTGTTTAATGTAATTAGTAAAATGTTTTACAAAGACTAGAGCTTCGTCAGAATCTTCTACGGAGTTTGCTGCTTTTCTTCTTGTTTCAAATTTCATTC